GCCGAGGAGGAGTACGGCTGCGTACCGAAGAAATCGGGCGGCGCCTACCTCAGTCGGGTGCTGATCGAGCAGGCCATGGTGGCGGATCACTCCATCCCGGTGATCTGCTACGAGGCCCCGGAGGGGTTTGAGGCATGGGAGCCAGAGCACCGTATCGCGGAGATCGATGCGTTCTGCGAGGAGCATCTGCTGCCCGAGCTAGCCAGGCTCAACCCTGCGAACAAACACAGCTTTGGTGAGGACTTCGCGCGCAAGGGCGACCTGACGGTCTTCACACCCCTGCAGATCGATCCGCAGCTGCGCAAGCGTGTGCCATTCCAAGTAGAGCTGCGCAACCTCACCTATGAGGCGCAGCGCGACATCATGTTTTTCATCTGCGATCGCCTGCCGCGCCTCAGTGGCTTGTCCTTCGACGCGACAGGCAACGGCGGCTATCTGGCTGAGCAGGCGGCATTGAGGTACGGCCAAGACATGGTCGACCAGGTTCACCTGAATCTCGCCTGGTACGCCGAATGGATGCCCAAGCTCAAGGGCGAGTTCGAGGCATTCAACATTGAGATCCCGCGGCGCCAGACCACGCTGGATGACTTGCTCTCGATCAAGGTCGAGAAAGGCATTCCAGTCATCGACAAAGGACGCACCAAGGATCTGGAGTCTGGCAGCAGCAAGGCCAAGCGCCACGGTGACAGTGCCATCAGTTTGGCCATGGCTGTGCGGGCCAGCTACATGGATGGCGGCGAGATCCCCATCGACTACCAATCCACCGGCACCCGCGCCCTGGCCGGCAACACCTTTACCAGCAGCCCCGCCGGCCAGCAAACCACACGTGGCTTTGGCACCGTGCGCGGCGGCAATGACTTCGGAGGCTTCTGATGCAAAAGCCCAAGCTCCACCAGGAGATCGCCACCACAGGTGACGGTCGCGACATTACCAAGCCGTTCATCAGCGGCCTGCAGCAGCCGAATGACAGCGTGCTTCAGGTACGTGGCGGCAATGACCTGAAGGTGTACGAGCAGGTATTCAGCGACTGGCAGGTGAAGTCCGTCTGGCAACAGCGCCAACTGGCTGTGGTGAGCAAGGAGTTCAAGGTCGATGCCGGCGGCGATCGCCCGGTCGATAAGCTGGCCGCTGAGTTTCTGGAGCAGCAGCTGCACCGCGTTGGCTGGGATCGGGTGACCGAGAAGATGCTGTTCGGCGTGTACTACGGCTATGCCGTGGCCGAGCTGATCTATGGCCGCGATGAGCGCTACATCACCCTGGACGCGATCAAGGTGCGCAACCGCCGCCGCTTCCGCTACGACCAGGACGGCGCGCTGCGCCTGCTGACACCGAACAACATGAGCCTGGGCGAACCGGCCCCGGCCCCGTACTTCTGGCACTTCAGCACTGGCGCCGACAACGACGACGAGCCGTATGGCCTGGGCCTGGCGCATTGGCTGTACTGGCCGGTGTTCTTCAAGCGCAATGGCATCAAGTTCTGGATGATCTTCCTGGAGAAGTTCGGCATGCCCACGGCCAAGGGCACCTACGGCAAGAACGCTACGCCAGAGGAGCAGAACAAGCTGTTGGAGGCAGTGCATGCCATTCAGTCCGACTCGGGGATCATCATCCCCGAAGGCATGCTGATCGAGCTGCTGTCTGCCGGGCGCTCCGGTACCGCCGATTACCAGGCCAACCATGACACCTGGGATGCCGCGATCGCCAAGGTCGTGCTGGGCCAGACAGCCAGCAGCCAGGGTACGCCCGGCCGGCTGGGCAATGATGACCTGCAGGGCGATGTGCGTCTGGATCTGATCAAGGCCGATGCGGACCTGGTGTGCGAGAGTTTCAACATGGGCCCGGCCCGCTGGCTCACGGCCTGGAACTTCCCGGATGCAATTCCGCCGCGCGTGTACCGCGTAGTCGAAGAGCCCGAGGACATGGACGCCCGCGCCAGCCGCGACGAGAAGATCTCGCGCATGACCGGCTACAAGCCGACTCTGGGCTACGTGCAGGAGACCTACGGCATCGAGCTGCAGGAGCAGGCACAACCCAATGGCGTTCAACCACCTGCTGCCGAGTTCGCCGAGGGCAAGACGCCCCGCGACCCGGCTGCAGCGATGACACCGCGCCTGACGCAGGACATGCGTGCTGCTGTAGGTGGTTGGGGGGCGCGCCTGCAGGAGATCTTCGAGAGCGCCACCAGCGTCGAGGATCTGCGCGAGAAGCTGCTGGCTGCTGCGCCCGAGCTGGGCATGGATGAGTACGCGGCGGCGATGGGCCTGGCCCTGGAGGCAGCGAACCTGGCCGGCCGCAATGACGTCCAGGACGAACTGGCGGCCCGAGGGAACAGCTGATGGCCACTGCCGCCAGTTACGGCAGCCTGTCGTTTCGCGAGCAAATCGACTTCATGCGGGCCAAGCAGCCCGTGGTCGACTACTGGCGGGTTCAGGGCGCCGCGCATGATCAGAGCTTCGTCAGTGCCGGCGCGCATCGCGTCGACCTGGTGGCGGATCTGCACGCGATCATCAACCGCGCGCTCAGCGATGGCACTACCCTGCAGGACTTTCGCGAGGACTACTTCGCCGTCCTGGACAACTACGGGTGGGAGCCAGACGGCGGCCGGGAGTGGCGCGCGCGGGTGATCTACGAGACCAACCTGCGCACCAGCTATGCAGCCGGCCGCTATGCCCAGCTGCAGGCAGTAAAGGCTGAGCGGCCGTTCTGGGTCTACAACCACAGCGATGCGGTAGAGACGCCGCGCGAACTGCACCTGCTCTGGGACAGCCTGGCCATCCATGCGGACAACCCCTGGTGGCAGTTGCATTACCCGCCGAACGGCTGGGGCTGCTGCTGTTTCGTCACGGCCTACAGCCTTGAGGAGCTGCAGCGCTACCTGGGTAAGAGTGGTCCGGATGAGGCGCCGGACAGCAGCGTGCGCAGCATCGTGTTCAAGGGCCAGGTGGTGCAGGTACCGGAAGGCATCGACCCCGGCTGGAACTACGCCCCCGGCCGCAGTGTGTTCGAGCAGCAGGTACAGGGCGCCCTGGAGAAGACCACCCGACTGCCGGCCGAGCCGGCGGCGCGGATGAATGAGCAGCTGCTGCAGCGCGCTGCAGTGACGGTGGCGTTACGTGACGACTGGTCGAAGCTGCTCGATGTCGCATCCAGGGCGACCGGCCCGGTGGTTGATCGGCAGCTGGTGGTTGGCTCACTGGCGCCGGCCGTCACCGAGGCAGCCGTGGCGTTGGTCGAGCTGCAGAGCCCGCTGGTGCGCGCCGGTACCGCGTTCGCCCGCAGCGTGCTGCAGGACGCTGCGGCCAATGTCACACGTGCGACCTTGACCCGCCTGCCGATCATCCTGGCGCGCCCTGCAGCGGTGCTGCTCAACCCGCTGCAGCAGCTGCTGCTCTACGTGGCCAGCACTGGCGGCAGCGCTCAGCGTGAGGTGGTGCGTGTGGCGGTGGCCAGCACCGGGCCCAGCGTTGTGGGTGCAGCGATGATGAACACGGCGGATCTGGCTGGCGATATCGCCGCCGGCACGCTGCAGCTGCTGGAGGGGTCGATCTGATGGCTGGGGTTACGCTGGAGTACGTCGCCCGCGATGCGCTACGCGAGATGCAGGCCATGGGCGCCGCGCTGGCCGACCCGACGCCGCTGCAGCACGATATCGGCGAGCTGCTGCTGATCATTCACCAACGGCGCTTCCGGGCCCAGGAGTCGCCTGATGGTGCGGCCTGGCAGGCGCTGAGCCCCGGCTACCTGAAGCGCAAGCCCAAGAACAAAGACAAGATCCTGGTGCTGGGTGCCGGTGCAGTGAGCCTAAGCGGTGGGCTGCGCTACCAGACTGACGGTGATGACCTGCTGTTTGGTAGCGACCGGCCCTATGCGGCCATTCACCACTTCGGCGGCAAGATCGAGCGCCAGGCCCGCTCGGCCACGGTCTACTTCCGCCAGGGTAAGGATGGCGCGATCGGTCGCCAGTTCGTGCGCAAGGACAAGAGCAACTTCGCCCTGGACGTGAAGGTTGGGCCGTACACCATCACCATGCCGGCACGGCCTTGGCTGGGTACGTCACCCGAAGACGATGAGCAGATCCTGCAGCGCGTTTTGCGCTACATCGAACGGTTTGCCGGCTGAAAATCTAAAACCGCCAGCAACGCGTCAGGAGGCCCTGTAGGGCGTTTCACTGCTGGCGTTGTACCCAGCGCATCGAGCAGCGGCCTTGTCAGCGCGTTTTGGGCGTTTATAAACACGCATGGGGGCATTGCCAGCAACACCCTTGCCGTGTTTTCGTATTTAGGCGCCTAGCGCTCCCGCCTTACGATTTTTGCCCCAGCAAAAATACAGCCTCGCGATACCGCCCCAATCTGGCGGCATGAACAAGCCAATCGCAACGCTGCCCATTCTTCCCGCCGGTCGTCATACCGCTCTCGACGGCCGCCCGGTGGAATTTACCGAAGCCATTCTGCAGGAGATCGTGGAGACCTACGATCCTGCCCTGCACGAGGCGCCCCTCGTCATTGGTCATCCAAAGCTCAACGGTCCGGCGTACGGCTGGGCCAAGAGCCTGGAGATGCGCGACGGCATGTTGTTTGCCGAACCGCACCAGGTGGTGCCCGAGTTCGCCGAAGCGGCCAACCGCAAGATGTATAAGAAGCGGTCGGCCTCGGTGTACCTGCCGGACTCGCCGGGAAATCCGGTGCCGGGCAAACACTACCTGCGCCATATCGGTTTCCTGGGCGCCATGCCGCCGGCCATCAAGGGCATCCCGGATGCCGCTCTGGAGTTCGCCGAGGACGATGGCGCCCTGGCCCTGGAGTTCGCCGAGCTGCCCTACGCCATGGGCGGCATTACCGAGATCCTGCGGCGCTTGCGCGACTACTTCGTCGAGCGTGAGGGCGCCGAACGCGCCGATCAGATGATTCCCACCTGGCAGCTGCAGAGCATCGAAGAAGACGCTCGCCGCCGCGCCGACGACAAGAGGGCCGCTAATGCCTTCACCGCATTCTCTGAACAACCCACCGAAGCTGGCGCTGAAGCCGCAGCGGCATCTGCCGCCGCTGCGGCCGAGCCCGACAAC